GTCGTTTTTATCTTTACTTGTTGTTAATACAACACCACTATTTGTTGGATATTCAAAGTAATCATCAACACCATAACTCTTTAAAGTTCTACCACCACTATTTATGAAATTTTTCCATTCAGTATTTGCATCTAATCCACTATAGTAACCAACATTTGATGTTGTAAATGCTGAAAAACCGTTACCAGCTATAAAGAATTTACTCTCATAAAATATTTTAGATTGAACATTGTGATTTTGAACTGACATATCAGTTTCTGTCAATTTTTGAATAGGTACATTGACTCTTGATTTAGTTGTAACAATAACGTCATCTTCGTTTGTAAATCCAAGAATCTTACCAATACCATACTTGTTGGTATACAAAGGTGAGTAAGGGTCAACCCCTCTTTGAAGAATTAAAATATATTGATTTTCAAATCCTTCAAATGTTGTTCTTGGTTGATATCCTGTGGTATAGTCATCCCAAGTCAAACCTTTTTTTCTAGCATAGGTAACATCAACAACCGAATTAATTAACTTTAAAAATGAATTATATGTTGGTTGAATTTGACACATAGGACCTACAAATGTTACACTACCATCACCACTATCTAATGTTGGTGTTGCACATGCACAAACCTCTAAAGTTTCACCCACCCAATCTTGTGCGGTTGTATCATATACGTTAGTTAGGTTAACATATTGTGTAGTTCCGTCACAAGCTTGATATGAAAAATATGCGAATAATTGACCGACAGTTGAGTCGTCACATTTTACAACATACTTTCTACAAGATGAACACCCTGGTTGTGCAATCAAATTAAACGCTTCCGAAACGGTAATTGCAGTAACAACTTGATAGTATTCAATGTCCGCAGGGTAATTATAATTTGTTTCTGTTGAACCTGAACTTAAGGTATATGTTTGAGTTGTATCTGTAGTTTGAGAAGTTGCATAATTTATTGTTACGGTACTAGCACTAATAAATAACGTGGTACCACTAATACCTGTATCTGATTGAGTATTAGAACTGAACTTATAGTTATTGTCCGACGAATTTTCAGGATTAACAAACGTCAACAACGTTCCTGATGAGAACGGAGATTGAGACATTATTGTTAAAGTATTATCAAAGTGTTTTACCGTTGCGTTTGATGGATTATCAAAACTAACAGAAATTCTATTGAGTCCGTCAAAGTATTTTTTTCTACTATTGAATTGGTTAACTCTCTGAGCCATCGGTAATGATGTTCCATAGGCAAAATACTTGTCATTATCTGCGTCAGGTAATCTTGTCTCCTCAGACTCTGTAGATTTATAAACCCCTAACTTTTGGTTTCTGTAAATTCTTGAACCAACCGCCTGTGACAAAGTGAAAGATTGAACCGCAATATTATCATCTGAGATTGTACCCTTATCATCACCACTTTCAACCTCATTAAACCTCAAATAACCCTCAGAAATGTTTTCATAATAAAGTGCAGGATTTGCTAAAGGTGTTAACAAAGATGTTCCACCACCTTCACTGTCACCGGCAATGGTGTCACCAGGTTTACAATCACAACCCTGACATTCAGGATATGTAATCATTGATAAGTTAAATGCCCCAAATTTAAACTTTGTAATTCTTCTAAATCGTGCTGTAAGTGTTATTGCCAATGCCGCAAAAAAGATTGCTGGTGCAAGAAATAGTAAACCAACACCAAATACCGCCATCAAAGCTGCTGTAAGGGTAAAGAAAGTATAAGATAAAAACGATGAAATTGCTATCAAAGCAATTACAATAGGAACCGCTAAATTATTCCACAGAAATGCAATAATATGATACGCAATAAGAAGTGGTACAAATGTTATTTGGAATACTTGAAATAAGATTGAGAATAAGAAATATAATAAATCAAAATTCTTAACCCCCTCGTTGACAGGGAAATTGTTTGTTGTGTTGGTACACTGATTGTCTGCAATATCTTTTACACCGATAAACTTACTTCTACCACCACCCCTTTTATATTGGTCAATTAAACTAGAGACGGTAAAGACTTTGTTGTATTGTAACTCATAGAAAGTATCAAGACAATTAATGGCGTTATTTAATTTTTCATTCTCAATTGCTGTGGTACTGGCATCGGTATATCCCGACCAATCCAAACCAAAATAATACGAACTTTTTAAATCTTTTAACAATAATGGGTTTGCGCCATAAATCGGGTCAACCGATGATATTTGCCAACCATATTCTCTGATGTTTGGAACCAAGTAATATGGTCTTCTAATTTGTTCAACAGAGTTTGGCGATTGTTGCCATTTGATTTTGAATCTGTATTTTCCTTTTGTTGGAATACCAACTGACGGGTCTCTTGAGAATATTCTCGTTCCGTCTTCAGATGTTGTTACATAATCCAAATTCATCGGGACTTCAACAACCCATGTACCATCCCCGTCAATTACATTACCTGAGTTCTCCAATCTATACTCTTCCAAGATTGGTCTACCTTCAGCATCCTGATTAATTGTTTGTCTAACGGCTAACACCTGACCAGGACCAGGAATATTCTGACACAGACTACCTGTATTGTCTTTTGGTTTACACCCTCTACCTAACACACTTGGAGGTCCATCGGTTCTTACAGATGGTGCTCCGATTCTATACTCATCAGGACTTGAGAACATTGAACCCATGAATATTGCAGTTGGTTCAATATCAATATTGGCTTCTTCACGTAAATCAAAATCAACACGGTTTACCTCGGCTTGACATAGACTTGGGTCACCCCAAAATGGATTTACTTCAAAGGTCTTGGTGATGGATACAATCTGTGGTAAACTCTCCAAGTTGGTTGATGTTTGAAATCTGTCACCCGCCACCTGAGCTTCAGTGGCTCTGCCCATACGAATCAAATCCTGAGGGGTTAGTGAGAACTCACCAATGTCACTCAAGTCCAAATCCATCACCATAGTTTGTTGTCCCAATGGAACACCAAAAATCATGTAGTCACCACTCTCGTTGGTTTTAACTGTATACTTATAATAACGGTCGTAAACCGTAACCAAGGTCGGGTCTTTTAAAACCTCTTCTCTTGTTGGGAAAGTACCAACTACCGCATGTTTTGCATATGACGGCTCACTTGGTAATAAGTTATATCTAATACCATTGGTGTCTCTATCGTTTGGTTGAACATAAGGATAAAGAGCAACAATCTGTTCGTTAAGCGCATCGGTTTCAGTGATAGGTACAAAGATTGAAACCTTTACGTTTGGAATACCTAGTCCACCGTTGGCAATAACCCTACCAACCACAACACCGTAGTCCGCACAGTTTCTTGTGTAAACATCATTCTGAGAAATTTGAAGAGAAAGGATTTCTAAAAATTCAAAATCTTGCTCTAATTGAAACGATATATTTTTGTCTACACCTAAGTCAGTTTTTATCCTATATGATTTTCCCATTTAAGGCTTTAATGATAAATAGTTATTTGGGTTTTTTTGAGAAAAACCTCTTAATCTAAAAATATACCTTAAGGTGTGATTAAATAAAGGTGTTATGAGAAAGAAACGTTCTGTAAGTTTCTTACCCTAACCTTGATATCTTTCTGTGGGTATCTAACCTGATAAACTTGGTTAGGTTGTGCAAACAAAGTATCGTCAACCGGTCTGATAATTCTTAATTCAGCATCTGAATATGGCATTGAAGTTTCAGCCGAAGAATATTGTCCCCCAACTTTGTTATCAATAACAATATCCGATACGGTAATTACACCATTTTGACTTTGAACAATACTTCTAAGTTCTGACAAATAAACGTTCTGACCTAACTGTCTGAATTGGGGTTCAAAATATGTTGAAACTTTGTTAACAATATCACTAATAATTTGTCCTGAGTTTTGTGTTGCATCTAACACAACTGAAATCTCCACACCCAAGTCTAAAACCTCTGCGGTTGTTACCTGAATATAGTCGTTCATCATTCTATAATTTGACAAATAATTTGCCACGTTTTGTTTCAATGTATTTGATACAATACTAGTCAACTTACCGGATGTATCATAAGATAACATTGAGATGACAATTTTGTTATTGTTTTCTGTGATTGCCACTTTTGCAGGTGCTCCGAATTCTGCTGGCATGTTCCTCAATAAAGAGTCATAGTCATTAACGGTAACCGCTCTGTTCTGAGCCGCGAAGTTAAATGCAACAAAGTTTCTAACTTCTTCTGTGTTTGGTGCGTTTGAACCACCAATAGCCGCGGTAACGTTGGTACATCTCAATGAATTGATTACCGAACTATTAATTGTTTGTGACGGACCATTAACAAAGAATGATACCGTTCCAATCTGATTAATAACGTTTGTACCTAAGTTTGTTGCTAAACCACCACCAACTCTATACTGAACAAATAACGTTGCGTTTGGTGTCAATGTTGAACCCAATGAAAAGTTATTGGTAATGTTCTGAATTGTAATTGGAAAACCTAAATTGGTGAAGGTATTCAATTGGTCTTGAGCCGAAGTTGTACCCCCACCAAAAGTTAGTTTATCAAACCCTTCAGGTGTGAATTCAGAGATGAATCTAGTATTTGTTTGAAGGTATCTACCTACCTTAATACCAGGTTGGTCAGACACTTTGGTAGGGTCTTCAATAAAGATTCTATCCTCAGCCAAAGCATCCACCTCAAACCATCTGTTTTCTAAACCTAAAAATTCTGCAGCGGTAGGAACGTTAGTGTAGTTGGTTCCATTCTTTAATAATACACTTGTAATACCAAGAACGTTTTTATCGGGTAAGAACAATTCAAAGAATGGTTTTACATCGGAAGGTGTAATAACTCTTTTGTAAACTTTGGTAATACCGTTTACAACAAGTTCTCTT